GCTGCCATTACTACGTCTAAAGGTGCAAACTTCATTAACTCGCTGAATTCATCCGTTCCGGTGTATTGTGTTATTTCGTATTTATCTTTTACCCGCGTTTTGATTGGTCTGTACATTACAGCCATTGCTTTGTGAAAATTGTCTACGCTGGTTATATTGCTTTCCAAATCTATATATTCTCCAAATGTTATTTCGTCCATATTTGGAATAAATCCAAACTCCATGTTTTGAATTTTAAACGTACTTTGAAACTTCGGTTTTTCCTGAAACAATTTATTAAAATGTACCGCTAAATCTTTAACGTCACTCCACTTAATTTTAATTACTTCTTTTAAATTTAAACCGCAAAATATTTCTATTGTTTTTTCTGCAATGAATTCTTGATCGTTTGAATTGTTAATTACCTTCATGAATTTTTGATAGTTCTGTAAAGGTATTTCAGAAAGTTTTGTAGGTACGTAGATTTCCGTTTTCATATTGTTATAACTATTTTTTTTGTTTATTGTAGTAAGTAAGGGAAATTGAATAAGCTTCGTTTAACATTACTACGTGTTTTCTAATATTCATTGGATCGTCAAATATTATTTTAATCCGTTTACCGGTTTTATCCTGAATGAATTGCTCAACCGTGCGCACCATTGTCGGTAGTTCGTCTGTCATTAGTGTAAATTATCTAATAAAATATTTACCGTAATTCGAATTTAATCCTAACGTTTCCATTTCATGGTATCGTAAAGCATCAATTCCGTGGTCTTGTTTTCCTTGCGGTTTGTTTAATTGCTTTCCTGTTTTATCCTGATCCCAACAGTATGCGCGTAACTCCTTAATTAAATTCGTGCTTTGTGACGTCACTAAATAGTTTTGTTGTTGCATTATATCAATACCGTAGTTAATTGAGTCCTTGCCCTTTGTAACGCCTTTAATCGTTATTCCGTAACGTCTTATTTCATCAATACTTTTAGGCTCGGAACTATCAGCATAAACAACAACGTTTTTTGGTAACTCCTTTGCTATGTCGCTGTTTAACATTCCTGTTTGGTATTTCAGTTCGTTAACTATTCTTTGCCCGTTGTAATTGTATATTTCTATAATTGCCGTTGGGTCGTTTGTATATCCGAAGTCCAATCCTATTCCGATTAACTTTGCCTCGGTTGGTATTGTGTCAATGATTTTCCAATTACTGAATACTACACCCTCCAGCATTCCAATTTCTCCCAACCCGTAAACACGCCACCAATTGGCCCAATATGCGCTTGTTAACGCCTTGTCGCGGTTCTTTTCTATTTCCTTTACTATTCGTTCGTCGAGTGCTTCGTTATCCTTATACGTTAAAATTAAAAAGTCGGAATCCGTTTCGTCTTTTAATTCAGTATGTACCCAAAATTCATTTGCCGGATTAAAATCTAAATAAACTTCTTTTTTTGTACGGATCGAAAGTTCATTGTAGCTTTCAAAGTTTACGTTGTTACATTCGTTAATATATAAAATATCACGGCGCGCCCCTCTTAATTTACTTGAATCATCTGCGCTAAAAAATTCAAATATACTACCGTTTTTAAATTGGTAATTAAGCAAAGATTTATTGAACTGTTTATCGTCGAATCTATTTGTCCACTTTAATATTTTAATGAAGTCTTTTAATGATCCGCGCCGTAAATGTGGAATGCTTTCAGCTACTACGCTTATTTCTAAGTTAGGTTCTTTTATTGCCTTGTTTATTAATACCGCTAAAATAGAATAGGTTTTTGAAGCCGAAGTTCCGCCCTGAATTATTTTAATACGGTTTGTTAAACTTAGTATTTTATTTGTGGCCGTTGTGCGTTTAAACATCTGGAAATAAAGGTTGCTCGATGTTTGTTTGTTCTATTTGTTGAATAGGTGCGCCATAACCTGAATCCATTAGGGCTTTATACGCGTTCACGTCCCCGTCACGGGCTTTTTTAATTAGCGCTAACGTCATTAAATCCTCTTGGCTCATTGTTTGGCTTTCACCTGTTAACGGGTTCTTTAGGTTCTGGTTTACTTCTAACCAATACTTTGCTATTGTGCTTCGGTTCTTTGATCCTTTAGGCCTTCCGTTTTTTTCAGGTTGGTATTCTGAACTAAACTTTTTTAAATTTTCTTCATTTGCCATTTCACTCGTTTTTTTCTCGTTTTACTTTACTTAAAACGGTACCGGATTATTTGAGTTTATTCCTCCTTGTCTTGGGGTGTTATTTGCGCGTGCGCCGCTTTTTGTTGATCTTGTTCCTCCTGAACTTCCTCCAGCGCCTTTTTCTGAACCACTTGCCATAATTTTTTAGATTTAATTGATTTATTTATTGTTTTATATTCGTTTAATATATTTTTGTGTACGTTGTAATTAAAATTATAAAGATCTTCATTTTCTTCAATGCTTACTTGTTCCAAATTATCTGAAGTCCTTAAATTGGCGCTCCCTGATATAACTATTTTTTTGTCTTCGTGTTCTATTAGCGTTATTTTGGTATGCGTTCGACAAACCGCCAACTGAAACATGTTATCAATGTCTAAAACTTCATACATGTACCTAATTAGTAAATTTCTTTCATGCGCGAAAAAATAATCTGAAACAATAATGTTTAATTCGGAAATATAACCTTTATCCAACAAATTTGCAAAACTATCGACATTTTCTTGTGATAAGGATAGTGTCGAAAGTGTTACTTTGGCTTTGATATCATTACCTACTAAATAAGCTTCGATAAAATCCCCAAAAATAAATGATCCATCTATAAACGCGTAATATCGTGAATCTTTTTCGATCTTTATTTGTTTTGCGAAGTCCTGGGCGTATTTATAATTTACGTTTTTTGTTTTGCGTTTTTTTACTTGTAAAATTTCATACCTTGTTTCTTCATCCAAATCAAAGTTTAACATTTCAAATCCGTTATCATCGAAATTGAAGTTTAAATCTAATTCGTTGAAATCTTCCATTATTCCGCGTTTTCTGTTTCGTATGTTTCAAAAACTGTTCTAAGCTGTTGTATTTTTTCGCGTAAACAACTTGAACATGAAGTAGGTTCGTTTCTAACTTTGAATATTCTACTGTGAATTTTTAGCATGGTAGCTTGTTCAGTTGGTTTTACCTCCAGCGTGTTTTTTTCAAACCATGCTTTTAAATATTCATATTCCGGTTGATCTAAACATTCGGGTTTACGATATGGAAATAATTTATTTAGCTTGTTTTTTCTTTCATCGCATCCGCAATCTTCGCCTAAAATAAACTTGGCTATTTTTGCAATTCCTGTTTTTTCTAAAACTTGTTCTACTGTGTCGCCTAATCCGATGGCTTTTTTTCTTGGTCTTCCCATTTTTTTATTTTATTAATTCATAATCTTGGTTAATATAATCTTCGTATTCCTCTTTTACTTCGTGTTTAAGCGACTTTTTACAATTTGTTATTGTGGAATATATACTTTTAAAACTAATGCCTGTAACGGCGCTTATTTGCCTATAACTTAATCCTGAATCCCTGTACAAATTAAATAACATTTGATCGTACCAATGCCAACTTTTTATTGTTTCTGTTATTAATTCTTCAATTCTATTTTTTGCGCTTGTTTTTTCCTCTGTTTCGCTAACGTCTTTTAATTGGATGGCTTCAGTAATACTTACTTTTACTAATCTTAGTTTTGTTTTTTGATAGTCAACAAACATATTTCGTAAAATAATCCAAATATAACCTTTGTAAATTTTTCCGCTTTTATAAAACTTTTCCGCGTTTTCCTGCTGAATTAATTTTATATACATTTCTTGTACTATGTCCTCAGTATAAAACGTTTCACCAAAACCGCGCACAATTTTAATCCACTCTTTGTGGTGCTTTGACAAGTCGTTTAATAGTTTTTCATTCACTTTTACAAAGTTAGTATAAATTTATACGCTAAAATAATTAATAAAACTATTATAACACGTTTTAAACTTTTCAACATTTCAGTTTCGTTAAATATCCACTTACTAAATTTTGTTGAACGCATCCACCAGCATAAAAGCAAAACAACCCTATCCAAAAAGAATAAGGTTGCCAGCAAAGGAAATAAAAGTAATTCAATTAATATTCTCATTTTTCATTTTTGTAATACCAAATTAATAAAAAAGCTATTCCAATTACGTAAATAAACCAAATTGAAATAGCAATATTTTTTAATAACATTGTTCGCGTTTAATTTGATAATTCAAATCTTCGTGCCATTCCAGTAAATCATTTTCCCAAACTTCCATGTCAAAACCGCATAATTCGGGTTCGTTAAAAACAATTTCCTCAATCGCTTGACAAATTAATTTTCTGTTACGCTGGTTTAAAAATCCGCTTTTAAATACGTGCTCCCAATCGTACTCATCCAATCTTAAATCTACGCTGTCAATCACGTGTTCG